ATGAAAGGTTTGACAGAGACGATGACAGGATATACAGCAACAGATGATAAGAAAGAAGAGAGACTGCAAAGGGAATATATGGAGAAAGCCGCTCTGCATGTGGCGGCTTTGAAGGAAGAACTGGGGCGTGTCCCCCGTGGATGTGTGGTTACCTTTGGCTGTCAAATGAATACCGAACGCGAGATTGAAAAAGCCGCTAAAATGCGGCTTTTTCTGTTTAGGGTAGAAATATAAGGGCAGAGAGTTAAAACGGGCAGGACGGGGCGCAGGGGAGCGCAGACGGGGCATTTTACACGGTGGCGTCGTCCTGATAGACAAAGCGGTTCCGAAGTCCGTTTTTGAATACAATTTCGACGGGATCCCCGTCCTTTACCGTGATATGATCCACAATCATATTGACGAAATTCTTCAGGACGAGGGCGTCAACGGACGCGGCAAAGTCTGAATAGACGATATGATCCGCGCCTTGCAGACGGTAGGACAAAAGGAACGACGAAGCGGAGTTCACAAACGACAGTTCCGCCGCCGCCGAATACGATTCATCGGTCAGGGCGTCGGCGATCTTGTTATTGATCCGTGTCAGTTGTTCCGTAAGTTCGGAACGGGTGGAAAGATATTCCGCTTCGGACATGGCGTCATCATCGAATAGATACGCCTTTTTCAGACGGTCGAGGGCGCGGGACAGTCTGGCGGCTTCCGCCCGAAGTCCTGACAGTTCCGGCACATCCTTTTTATCGGAATCAGGCGGCGCGGGAATATATGTCACGCCGGAGCCGGGCGCGATCGTTCCACGGATCGCCTGATAGATAATATCCAGATCGGACGGATCAATGTAGCGGATCCGCGAAAATTCGTCCCCGGATAACAATATCCGTTCCAGATCGGCGGGCGTTCCTATTTTGGCGCGGCTTTTTGTCGCCTGAACCAGATTCCGAACATAATTGAAAAAGAACGCCCCGATAATGACATCAGACGCCCCGGACGCGTCACAAGCGCGGTATGTACGCCGGGACGTACAAACATATAATGACGGCTGAAAACCGTTCAGACGCTTTTTGTCAAGGCGGCTAACCTGAAACGACGCGCCGCAGTAGGAACACTTCAGGATCCCGCCCGCGAATACATGGACGTGTTTTTTTATGTGTGGATTATGTGGAGTCTGCGACTTCGCGCCGTTCTCTTTAATAACGGCATTCACGCGTTCCCACAATTCAGGATCCACAAGCGGGGGAAATACGCCGGGAATATAAATGACTTCATTTTCCGGTTTTTTCGCACCACGCGCGGAACCGCGATAATTATATCTGTAATCGCCTTTATTCATTGGATTATGAAGAAAATTAAGGATCGTTGTCGTCGTCCATTTTCCGCCGCGCTTCGTCCGAATATCATTGTCATAACAGTAATCGCGGACTTTAGCCGTTGAATGTGTTTCATCATACACACGATAGAGCGTCCGCGCATTTTCGGATTCAATCGGATCATGTTCCGGGAATTCTGTTTCAGGGTTCCATTTCCACCCGAACGGCATACGCGCCCCGTTCCACTTTCCAGACATGGCGCGGTCGATCATTACGCCGATGACACGTTCGGACGTCAATTTCCGCTCCAGTTCCGCGAAAACAAGAATGATTTTCAGGACGGCTTCGCCGATAGCGGACGAAGTGTCAAACTGTTCGTTTAAGGATATGAAAGTCACGCGGTATTTTTTGAATTCGTCATACATCACGGAAAAGTCAACCAGATTCCGGGATATGCGGTCAATCTTATAAACGACGACGTGGGATATTTCCCCGGCGCGGATCTTTTTCATCATGCGGAGGAACGCCGGGCGGTCGGTATTTTTGCCGGACTTCCCGGCGTCCTCAAACAGTTCCATTTTTTCGGCGTGTAAGATATGTTTACAATATGCCGACAGTTCTTTCTTCTGGAACGGCAGGGAATCCTTGTCGATCTGATACCCGGTCGAAACACGGGTATATAATGCAACTATTTTCTGTTCATTCATGGTTTGATTCCTTTTCAAAAAAATATTATTGTTTCAGGTTGCGCCGTTTCCTGATTCCGAAATATAGGCAGACGCCGCCGATCAGAAGTCCGACGAATCCGGTAAAAATATCGGTCGGAAAATTACCGACGCCGCCGATCAGGAACAGGACGCCGATCACGATCAGGGCGATCGAAGCCGCGCCGCCCTTTTTCTTTTCAGGAGCGGTAGCAGGGGACGGGGCAGATCCAGAATAAGCAGATCCGGCAGCAGGGGACGACGTGGCAGAAGGAGGAACAGGCGCGACTTCTGGTTCCTGTTCTGCCTGACGTGTGTATATGTAAAGATCGGCAAAAAGTTCGCAGGAATCTTTTTCAACCTTTAATTTGTCGTCATCCTCATAAAGACGTTTATACTTACCGCCGCCGATCTCAACCTTTACATGGTCAAAGTCGGGAGATTTTAGCAAATTCTTTACATGACTGCAGGAGCCGCGTTTGACATACCCGATCAGAATTCCTTTAACTTCAACACGAACGGCGTTCGGATCATGTTCGTTCGTGGGTTCTGGAACAAGCGAAGCGTTGCAATCATCGAAAGAATATTCAAACACGCGATCGCCGACGTCGTATGTTTCGGAAAGTTCCTTCACGGACAACGAATAATCGTCGTTTTCATAAGCAATATCTTTCATTATGGAATCTGAATAATGAGAAACGCCCGCAACTTGAAATTTTTCTTTTTTGTAATTCATAAAAATGCATCCTTTCTTGAATATAGTTTAATATGTATCATCCAGACCGAGAGAACGAAGGAACATATTCCGTTCGCCGTCTGATAATAACCTGAAACGCATTATAATTTGACGTTCAAGCGGGGAAAGCAAAATTTCTTCGTTATCAGAAGCGGGGTTCGCGCTATCTTCCCAACCCATAAGAAAACCGGGAGAACAACGAAGAACGCGGGAAAGTGCTTCTATTTTATCAATACCCATGTTTTGAATATCGCCGCTTTCATATCTCGAAACGGTTCCTTCCGAAACGCCTAACGCCTTTGCGACTTGTTTCAAAGTTAGATTTAATTCCAGACGTCGCCGCTTTATTATCTCTTGAACACTCACAATTACACCACCTTTCATATATCAATGAACACATCAATAATATAATAAAACTTGCAAAAATGCAATAAAAACTTACGGAAAAGAAAAAAACTTGTTGACAATGCAAGTTTATGTGCTATTATACATAATATAAAGACTTGCGTATCCGCAAGAAGAAAGGAGAAAAATAACATGGTAGATATCAAAGAAATTAAAGCGCAGTTGAAGCGGGCGGGAATGACACAAACGGAACTTGCAAGAAGCGTTGAAATGGATCCTTCTACACTGAACAGAAAGATCAATAATTCAGAAGGCGAAACGCTGACCGTAAAAGAAGCGACACAGATTGCGGAAACGCTAAAAATTCCGCGTGATATGCTGACAAATATTTTTTTTGCTTCAAGACTTGCGGAAACGCAAGTTACAGCATAAAAGAAAGGGGTTCAGGATATGCAGAAAAAAATAAAGAAGTTAAACGCGTTCGCTGAAAAAGACTGTAACAAATGCGAACTACGCGCCGCCTGTCATCTTGCAAATGCAGATTGGCAGCAGGCAAAAAGGGATTATCCGTGTTTTTGGGCGACAGACGGATTAGTTTTAGATATCACGAGCAGATATCACAATGGAAAAGCAGAGGAAAAGCAGCGAACAATCAAGCGTTTGCTGGCGGTCGTATTCGTCGAAAGTCTGGCGGTCACAGCTTTAACAGTTTTTCTATTATTTGCCAGATAACCCCAAACAGAGACGGGACAGAAGAAAAACGATTTTGAGAATGTTCTTCCAGAATCCGAAGCCCGGCGTCGTTGATCTGAAAGCAGTCATTAGGGAGCCGATCGAAGTATTTAGAGAAATTCAGGTCATATATACTTTGATTTTCGCGAGTTTTAGGGAATTTTTTCATAGCGTCTAATCGCTTGCGGGGTTTTGAAACGTATTTTAAGAATTTAATTTGTGTTTTGTTAAGCATAAAACGCTGCCTTTCATTTTCTTTCAATCATAGCACAAAGGCGGCAGCAGGACAAGAAAGGGGTTCAGGATATGAAAACAGCAGAAAAGAAAGCCGCCGAAATGGTGCGGCGGCTTGCAAATGAAAATTTTTCTTTGCCGGATCTGAATGTATCGCTTTCATACATTGGAGAGAGTCAGGGAGAAAAGAAAAAAGAATCCGAACAGTTCAACCGTTTTCTTCAAGAAGTGGAGAAAAGACGGGGTGCAATTTGTTAATCGTGAAAAAGTACGGACGAAGCGCGGAGACAATATCGTCAGTAGCGGAAATTTCGTTGCGAAGTGCCTTGAAAGCGTTATCAATAGCAAGGGCAACAAAAGAAGATTCACGATTGTTTAATTGTTCGTGAAAAATGAGTTTTTTACCGGATGACACAGAAAGCATATAAACGGCGTCGCGCTCTGATTCTGATTCATAAAACGGATATGAAATCATGACTTCCAAAGCGCAGGAAATTGCCTTTATATCATCGTCATTCAAATTAAAATTGATTTTTTTCATAATATAGCCGCCTTTCATTTTCTTTTCATCATACCACAAAGGCGGCAGCGGGACAAGAAAGGAGAATCAAACCATGAATAGAAAACCATTTACACCACAGCCGGGAACAGGCTACAGAAATCAGGGCGGCGGAATTTTCGATTGTATCGCAGCGACAGACGAAAGCGACGTTTTTATCATGCGGAACCGGGCGTCAGGATGGACGTTCAACGCCCACGGCGTCGGCATTTACGACGATGATTCGATCGACTGGAATTATTCGACGGACGGGCATTTTGAAAGCGTCAGCGGGCAGCAGGACAAAGAAAAATTGTCGGTAAAAATGATAGAGTTCCTGCAGGAACAGGTTCCGGCGGCACTATGCACAATAGACCGTTTCGGGGGAGCGGATGACTTTATCGGTTGCGGGCATTGTTTTGACGGAGCGGAAGCAAACGGGGAGGAAATGAACTGCGACGATTGCGTCGTAAACAAGATATTTCAGGAATACGCAAGAGTTCAGAAGGAACAGGAAGAGAGGGAACAACAGACACCGGAAAGCGAGATTTTCAAGTCCGCCGTCCATTGGTGGGCAAGGAAGCACAAACGGACATGATGATCGAGGAAATGGCAGAACTGACAAAGGCTATTCTGAATGAACGCAGGGGGAGAGATCACAATATCGCCGAGGAAATGGCAGACGTCCGGATCATGCTTGCACAAATGGAAATCATATTCCAGAACGCCGGGGAAGTGGAACAGAAATTCCGGGAAAAGGTCGCGCGGTTGGATCGACGGTTGCAGGAAAGACGGGGAGTATGAGCGAACAGGGAAACGGGACGCCGTTAGAAATCGGGTTATCGGTCGATCGGGCGGCGGCAGAGGACGCCCTGCGGATCCTGAACTGGTATTTTGACGAACGCCCGGATCAATACCTGATCCAGAAGCCGCGAACGGTCTATGACAGCGAGGGAAACGCCCGGACGACAGTTCGGTATCTGATAAAGCAAAGAGAACAGGCAGAAAGCGAGGAATCAAACCATGCAACAAATGACGATTTTCGATACAGTCAGGGACGAAACGCAGGACTGGACGAATAAGAAAGTCCGGCTGATTGAATTATTCGCGGGAATCGGCGCACAGGCGGCGGCACTTGAAAGAATCGGAGTTGATTTTGAAAAATATCTAATATCGGAATGGGACACGGCGGCGACGAGATCATATAACGCGATACACGTCAAAGACTGGACGGATTACAGTCAAGGGATATCAGGAAATGAACTTCCGGGAATATTATTTGAAATCGGAATATCCACAAATGGAAAAAATCAAATGACAGAAGAACAGATCAGGAGAAAAGGCGAGAAGTGGCAAAGGAAAACGTATAACGACTTCAAGGCGACGCGGAATATCGGATCCATAACAAACAGAACAGGGCAGGATCTAAAGATATGCGAACGCGACAAATATTTATACATATTGACATATTCGTTTCCGTGTCAGGATTTATCAGTTGCCGGAAATTGTAGGGGTATGAAAAAAGGATCAGGGACGCGATCAGGTTTATTGTGGGAGGTTGAACGGCTACTGACGGAAACAGAAGAACTTCCGCAAATTCTTTTAATGGAGAACGTGACACAGGTTCACAACAAAAGAAACGCCGCTGATTTTAATGACTGGATGAATTATCTGCAGAAACGCGGGTATGTGAATTTTATATCTGATATAAACGCGGAGGATCACGGGATCGCACAGCATAGGATCAGGACGTTTGTTGTTTCCATATTGCGGGGCGGAGGATATCACTTTCCAGAGAAAAAACCGCTTGAAACAACGATAAACGATTATCTGGAAACATCAGTTAATGAAAGATATTACATAAATTCAGAACGCGGAAAAGAACTGATTCAGAATTTGATTGAAAGCGGAACGGAAATCAAAGAGTTTCAGGCGATAGACGCGAATGTATCAGATCCAAAGATCATAACATCGGCGACGTGTATCAAAACAAAAGTAAGAAGTATTCAAAACAAGAAAAGCGCAGAAACGGCGGTTGTAGAAAAGAGAATACACAGATTAGGAAATTACTTAGGGCATACGGGCGGAAATTTTGCGGGAACAGTATTCGGCGTGAATGGTTCCGCGCCTACGATAAGAACGCCGACGGGCGGAAATGTTCAGCCGATCATCATTGACGCGACAGGAAATGAAATAAGGCTTCGGAGATTAACAGAACGCGAAGAATGGCGTCTAATGGGATTCACGGACGAACAGTTCGACGCGGCACTGGCGGCGGGGGCAACAAGCAGAGAATTATATCATCAAGCCGGGAATTCTATCGTCGTTCCGGTACTAATGGAAATATTTAGCAACATGAACCTAAAAGAAAGGATCAAACCATTATGAAGGTATCTGAATTTTTGAAAAAAGTCGGGACTATCGAACGCGCGGAAATCTGGATCGAATTCAAGGCAAATAAAAAGGACACGGATCCGAATCTTGAACGCATGACAGAGAACACGCCGGAGGAAAAAGCGGATCAGATTATCGAACACGCGTCGGGATATACGGTTCAGGAAATAAACGTAAATGAAAACGCCGTGATAATTTCGGCGGTAAAGATTGAAAGACGTCCGCCGAAGCCAAAGCCTGAAAAGAAGCAGGACGAAAGGCGGGAGGAACAAAAACAGGCAATCGCGGAAGAATTGGAACGTCTGGATCAGGCGGTCGCGGTTCTAATAGAAACGATCGTCGCCCCGTTTCGCCGTCCAGGGCGGAGGGAGAGCGGAAAGCGCGGCGGGATTCTGGAAGCATTAAAGAACACACGGGCAGCAGTCCGCCGGATCCTGACACGGATATTCAGGAAAGGGGGCGGCGCGGATGTGTGAATATTGTAAAACGCCGGGGAAAATGCTTGACGTCATCGAAACAGAAAACCGGATATTCGTCAACATGGCGGGCGCATACATTCAGATTTTCGACGAAGGATATCCGGGGTTTATCCATAATATCCCGATCCGGTTTTGCCCGATGTGCGGGCGTGAATTGAGAGAGGGGGCGGCGGAATGAATATCGGGGAGCGTATAAAGAGATACCGGGAAGAAAAGCGGATGACACAGGAGGAAGTCGCCGATCGCGCCGGGGTTACGGCGGTATCGGTTTCAAGGTGGGAAAGAGGGACACGGGATCCCACATTCCGGGACGTTGAAAAGATCGCGGCGGCGTTGGGCGTCACTATGGAAGAATTGACACGGGAACCAAAGCGCGGAACAGGGCTTCGGAAAATCATTGACGGGAAATTATACGACACAGAATCCGCCCTGATCCTGTTCGAGTTCAGACGGAAATATCAGGATCCGTTAAATCCGTTATTTTTCGGTAAAAATATGGTTCATGTCGAATGGGAGGACGCACAGTATCTAAAAACAGAACGGGGCGCGTATTTGTATTATTGCCCGAAACGGAAAGACCTTCAGGTCGTGACGGAAAGAGAGGTCAAAGACACGATCCGGAAACTGGACGCCGACGCATATATACGGATATTCGGTCAGGTAGAGGAAGGATAAAGGAGGGAAAGCGGTTGAAAGCGGCAGTTATAGCAACAATTATTTTAGTCGTATTATTCGGCGGCGTGGCATATTTAGCAGCCGCAGGGACGCTGATTATATACGCGTTAGGGAATAACAAGGCAACAAAGGGGAAAAGAACTTTTTTCGGGATTTTGGGCGCGGTTATGTTTTGGAGCGCAATATATACAGTCGTCCAGATTATCAAAATTAAAAACGGAATCTAATTTCAAGAAAGAGAGGATCAGAAAATGGGAAATAGTTTAGTTGATTTATTCAGATCGGAAACGGAATTCGACGTCAAAGCGTCGGAAATGTACGGACTTATGAGGGAAGCCGCAAAAGCGGAATTTCTTCTGAACGCGGTTAAATGTGACGTTCCGCACACATACGCACGGCAGATTGCCACAGGAAAAAAAGAGGACGCGCCGTTCATCGTGGCGGGGATCGACTTATCGTCCGGGAAAGATTGGACGCCGGGGCAGCAGGACACGGCAGCAGACGAAACGCCGGAACAGGAGCCGGAGCGGGCAGCAGGACAGGACGTCAGGTCGGGATCCGGATCCGTCGGTATTATCAGGAAGCACGAACAGCGCGTCGAATGGATCGACATTCAGGACATTATCAGGAAAGGAAACGCGCCCGTATCACTTCCGCCCGGAACGGAAATCAATTTCACATTAAAGAACGGGGATCCGGCGTCGGTCGTCGTCGTGGGCGTGGATCATTACGAAAAAGGGGACTGCGTGTTCTGGTTCCGTCGGATCATCGGGCGGCATTGCATGAACAGGGACGACACGAACGAAGGGCGTTTCCCTGATTCAGACATGAACGCGTATTTGAACGATGAAGTATTCGCCCTGCTGCCTGATGATTTACAGTCCGTGATCGCAGTACATAAAACAGTCCAGAAAACGGCGGACGATGATATCGAAACGGAAGGACGCCTGTTCCTTATGTCGGTATATGAGGGACGCGGATCGAATGATTGGGCGGAATATAACGGAATCGACAAACAGTTCCCGTTTTTCGAGGAACGCCGGAACCGTGTAGCATATGACGAGGACGGGGATCCTGTCTGGTACTGGACTGCCGATCCGTCCGCCGCGAACACGACGACCTTTTGCCTTTTCAGCTACGGCGGCTCCAGCAACTACTTCTTCGCGTCGGCGGACGGCGGCGTCGCCCCGCTATTCGTCATCAAATAATCAGGAATCGCGCCGCCCGGTAGCGGCGGCGCAAGGTGGGGACTATGTTAGACTTCGGATTTTACAATATGGACTGCAACGTCGCCCTGCCGGAGTTCCCGGACGATTATTTCGATCTGGCGGTCGTGGATCCGCCGTATGGGATAAAGGTTTTTGCAAAGGACAACGCGTCCAGGTCGAAACTGGCAACGTCAAAAGCCTATAAGGAATACGCGGGCGGCGATCAGGTCGCCCCGGATCCTGAATATTTCGCGCAACTGAAAAGGATATCGAAAAATCAGATCATTTTCGGCGCGAATCATTTCATGGATAACATTGTCGCGGGGTTCGGCGGCGTGTCGTCCCCGTGTTGGATCGTATGGGACAAACAGAACGGGCAGAACGACTTCGCGGACGGGGAACTTGCTTTCACGTCATTTCAGACCGCCGTTCGGATATTCCGGTTTACATGGGCGGGTATGCGACAGGGGAACATGAGGGAAAAGGAAATCCGCATACATCCGACGCAAAACCCGTCGCCCTTTATGACTGGATATTTGCAAATTATACGCAGCGCGGGCAAAAGATAATTGATACACACGTCGGATCCGCGTCGTCCTTAATAGCGGCACACAAGGCGGGACTGCAGTTCGTTGGTTTTGAACTGGATCGGGAATATTACAAAGACGCCGCCGCCCGGTATGAGCGGGAAACGGCGCAGATATCAATATTTGACTTTTTGGAACAGAAGGGAGAATAAGGACATGGAAAAACAGGTCGTAAAACTGGAATCATTATTGACGGTCATTTCCCCGGCGCAGATCGTCCGGATCATGGACGAAACATTGACGCCGACGGGAAACTTCGTCAATCCTGACGAAATAACGGCGTTCAAGGGAACGGCGGCGAAAGCGTTTCGGGAGTATGCCGGGAAAGGCGCAACGATCAAACACATATCGCCGGAGGTAGAGCGGGAAACAGGCGCAGCGCAGGGACGTTATATAATGCACGTCTACATATATCAGGATCCGGCGCGGTAAGCGAAAAGAGAGGATCAAACCATAATGAGATTATCGGAACAATTAAAAGTCATAGCGACGACGGACAGGATCCGGATCATTCAAGGGAAACACGGGAACCGGGAACCACAATTTGATCCGGGCGTAAAAATTCTATATTGCGGGTATATGGGATCGTTGGAATATGCGGAAAATAAGACGGAATTTTTGGCGCAGGATCCGGAGGTCGCCCGAATGGTCGCACATATGGAAGTCCGTCACAAGGAATTCAGGGAACGCGGGTTATTCCCGCCGTATGAGCCGGAGATCACGCGGATGTATGAATTTAAGGATCTGACAGTTTTCCTATACTATGACATTTATATTCAGTGACAGGAAAGGCGGAAACATGAAACAGGAACCGACAGCCGCAACAATGGCAGGGATTTACAAATTATTGGATATGGAACTGTCAGACGTAAACGCGGATATTATACGGGTTCAGGAGAACGCAGCAGCGGAAATGATATCAGAAACGGCGGACGGGATTCTGGACGAATTAAAAAGGATATTTATAAAAATGCAGGACGTCTGGATATACGGCGACGGTTCCGATCAGGATCCGGAAACGATACACGCCTGTTTGACTGAAATATACAGAGCGGGGATCCAGATCGCCGGAATGTCGGTCAGACTGGCAGCAATCACAAGACACGGGATTATCCAGTCGGAACCGCTGAAAAGAATAGACGGCGGATTTTAAGAGGGCGTGGGGCATGGAAAAACAGGTTGAAAATTTAAGGGCGGAACTTCTAAAAATAGGAATCAAAACAGATCAGGATCTGCGGGACGCAATCAGGAACCTTCCGCCGTTGAAGTTACATATTATGACGGGCGTTATCGGACAGCAGAAAGGGGCAGGGGATGGACTTAAACGGGAATGTGATTTATGCAGTTGATTTTGACGGGACATTATCATTCGGGAGGTTTCCCGGCGTCGGAGATCCGAACGATAATTTGTTCCGGTTCCTGAAAGCGGAACAGGAGCGCGGGGCGCGTCTGATTCTGAATACTTGCAGGACAGGGGACGATCTGGCGGTGGCGGTGGAGTATTGCCGGGATCACGGACTGGAATTTGAATTTGTAAACGAGAATTTACCGGAACTAATAGAACTATACGGCGGCGACACGCGGAAAATAAACGCGGATTTTTACATAGACGATAAAGCCGTGAACCCGATCGCCGGACATTTTACCGTCGTTCCGGCAGGGTTCAATTTCAAAAAGGAATAAAAGGATCCCGGCGAAAGGCGGGGAGCCATAACGCCGGGATCCAAAGAATCAAACCATATTTATTATACCAAAGGGCGGGGAATATGTCAAAACGGAGAATCAGGGACAGAAAGAAAAGGATCAGGAGAATAAAAAGAATCCGGCGCGTGGTCTTATCAGGAACGGCGGTCGCGTCTGTCGCGGTAGTCGCGATAATTACATATCACACAATAACGCCGGAACAGGATAAAACGCCGGAGTCGATTGCGGTCATCCAGACGGAGCCGATCGCGCCGGAAATACATATTGACACAGAAAAGCAAGGGGAAACGCCGCGCACATATCAGGACGTCGATTTTGTCCCGCTGCCTGTCCCGATGACAGACACAGATCAGGAAATTGTTTTCGGTATCTGTCAGGAACACGGCGTCGCGTTCCCGCTTGTCATGGCGATTATAGAACACGAATCGCATTTTGACAGGACGGCGCGTTCACAGTCCGGGGATTCCGGCTATATGCAGATAAACGATTGCAACGCGGAACGCCTGTCTGATTTAGGATTTTCGGATCTGTACGATCTGGAACAGAACGTCGGCGCGGGCGTTTATATCCTGAAAGAATTGTTTTCAAAGTATGAAGGCGACGCGACGTTTGTTCTTATGGCATACAACGCGGGAGAAAAAGGAGCGCGGGACATGAGGGAATCAGGAATCTATGAAACGGAATACACGGTAGAAATTTTGGAACGGGCGGAAGCCTTTTCTTCATATATAGATAACGCCACAACAGAAAGAACAGGCGTTCGATAAAATGGCAGAGGGGCAAGGCGGCTTCCCGTCCTTGTAATGGGTATTAAGATATCAACCATTTTTATATAGAACGCATATCAGGGGGCGGAACATGGGATCGAGAAAAAAATATATTGATGATTATGATTTTGAGGAATCATATAAAAAATCATTGGAGGATATGGAGCAGGATCAGATCGATCGTTACCTGAAAGAGAACAGGGCGGGGATTGCATATCAGACAAAGACAACAAAGGCGGGGGATCAACTGGAAGCGGATATATACCCGGTATTCGGCAGCAGGAAAGACGCGCCCCGGACAAAGAGGGGGAAAGAGAGCCGCCCGGCACAAAAGAATCTGAACAGCAAAAGGGCGAAGCGGTATCTGAATAATTTAGTTAGTGCAAATTTCGGGGAAGGGGATCTATGGTGTACGTTCACATATGACGACGCACACCTTCCGGCGGATCAGGATGAAGCGGATCGGATATTCGGGAATTTCATCAGGAGGATAAACAGGCGGAGGAAAAAGGCGGGACTGGATAATGTGAAATACATATGTGTGACGGAGTATCAGGAGGAGGAAGGGAAAAAGACGCGTTGTCATCATCACGTCATTATGTCCGGGGATGTGAACCGGGACGAATTAGAAAAGATATGGGGGCAGGGAAAGAGGAACCAGACGCGCCGGATCGATCCGGATCCTGACACACATATCGCCGGGATCGTGAATTATATCAGCAAGGATCCAAAAGGGCGGAAGCGGTGGAGGGCGTCAAAGAACCTGAAAAAGCCGATAGTGACGAAATCCGTCTGTCGGTTCGGGAAAAGGACAGCGGAGCGCATGGCGACAGACCGGGCATATCTGGAGAGCAGGATCAAAAAATCATATCCCGGTTATAAATTCATAGACGCGGAAGTCAGGGTAAATGATATCAACGGCGGATTCTACATATACGCCCGAATGGTTCGGGATTGAAGGAGCCGACGAGGATATAAAGCAAATTCAGGAAAAGAAAAAAAGGAGGATCAAACAATGCTAACTATCACAACAAACAAGACGGAGATCAAAGGGATCGCCGATCGGAGTATCAAGGAACGGACGCTTCCGATCACGGACTTCTGGACAAAACGGATCGTCAATCTGTTAGGCGCGCCGGATTCCGACAAGAAAGAAATCATGCACAATTTGACAGAGGGCAGGACGGGAACGACAGACGCGGAACGGGAAGTCACATTCACGGCGGGCGGCGTGGCGGCGGTTCGGGTAAAGGTCACAATCAGGATCGGGCAGCAGTCCGGCTTCGATTGTTTCATCCTGACGATCCGGGACGTTCTGGAAATCCGGGGGAGGGAAAACTTAGAACCGGAACCGGAGCCGGAACGGGAGGGAGAACCGGAAGTCGTCGGTATGCCAAACGCGCCCGCCGTCCGGGTAATAACAAAACAGATCGGATTCTGTAAGTATTGCGGACAGTCGCGGATCATTGAAGCACCGGAAGGATTTTCCGCCGCCGACTTGAACGAACAGGCTTCGGACGAGTGCGACTGCGACGAAGCGCGGCGTCAGAGGGAACGCCGGGCGAAAATGGAAGCGGCGGGGATGTGGGCGCAGAATATGTTCAGCAAAGAGAACGGACAGCTTCAGACCGTGTTATGTGCGATCCGTTCCACGTTCGAGGGTTCGATTGATTACGTCACAATCAAGATCGGCAAGAAAACGCACAAGATAGACACGGATTCCGACGGGATGATCCGGATCCGTTCAACATTCAGGGACAGCAACGAAGAAACATTTTGACGGAGAGGGGGCGGCGGAATCGTGAAGCGTTATTTTCTGGATTACAACGAAAGACAGATTGTTCACGCGGCGGTCAGAATGGATTCACGCGCGGGGATGACGTCGCCCTTTTCAAAGCGGGCAGCGGAAGCAATCAGGAAAGCGAAGGACGATATGGACGTCGGGGACATAGATCCGGGCGTCCGTGGCGTTATCATCGAAAAGATATATCAGTCTATCGCATATAGTCAGCCGTGGGAACACATGGGGGAAACATATTGTTATCGCGGGCAGTTCTACCAGTACCGGAAACAATTCTGCTACCTGATAGCGGATTATATGGGATTGATAGACGTAAGGCGGCAGCAGAGGAAAGGGGGCGGATAGAATGGCGAAAGATTGGGCGGAATGGTTTTATCAGTCGCAAGCGTGGAAGAATACGCGGGCGGCGTACATCGTACATGCGGGCGGATATTGTGAGCGTTGCCGCCGTGAGGTTGAGCGGGGGAAGCGGTCACTGGCAGACATGAAGCCGATCAAGATAGTTCATCACAAAATATATTTAACGCCGGAGAATATAAACGATCCGACGGTCAGTCTTTCATTCGACAATTTGGAAGGAGTGTGCGAGGAACACCACAACAGGGAACACAAAGCGGGAAAAGGAAAAAGATATCGCTTCGATGAACGCGGTCAGCCTGTCCCGCTATGAGCATATAAGAAACGCGGCGCAGACCGTCCCCCCGGTGTGCGCTATCTGGCGGCGGTTTTTGGAACCGAGGGAGGGACTACCAAAAAACGCTGCATTGCGCGCACATATAGGGGGGTTAGGAGGAACTTCAATAAATGGCGGAAAAAAAGACCACTATTTTGAGCAGTAAGGAAATTTTGACGGAAGCGAATATCAAGAAAGAATTTAACGCAATCAAAAAAATGTTCAATCCGCCAAAAAACAGCAAAACGCCACTTCTGGAACCTATGGATCCGGACAAAATGAAACTGATCGAACGGATTATCGAGGAAGTCGCGTTCCAGAAGGTCGCCATGAAAGCGGCAAAGGCGGACATGATTCTAAACGGATTACAGACGACGACGAAAAACGCGTCGCAGAAATTTGTCAAAGAAAATCCGGCAGTACAGACTTATGAAAAATACGCCCGCGCATACACGGCGAACATGAAAACGCTGATCGATATGTTACCGCCAAAACAGAAAAAAGAAGCGTCGTTACTTATGCAACTTCGCGGGGATGATTAGGAAATGGGAAAGAGCGCAAAGGCAGCAGGGGCGGAAATCCGTCCGCCATTAGCAGACAATTATATATTCAAGTATTACGACGCGATCCGGCGGATAAAGAGCGGGGAAAAGGTCGAGGGCGTCCGGGCAGCGGGACAATTTATCCACGACATTTTCCGGATCCTGACAGACGGGATCAATTCCGGGGAATATATATTCAATTCCAAAAAAGCGAATAAGGCGATCCGGTTCATAGAAAACTATTGTCATCATTCGGAGGGACGCGCGGATCTGCTAAAGTTGGAACTATGGCAGAAAGCGATCGTTTCGGCGATATTCGGAATCATGGATCCGGATCGCCCGGACTGCAGAATGTTCCGGGAAGTTCTGCTGATTGTCGCCCGTAAAAACGGAAAAACATTATTAGCGGCGGCGATCATGGCATACATGGCGTACATAGACGGCGAGTATGGGGCGAAATTATATTGTCTTGCGCCGAAACTGGATCAGGCGGAATTGTGTTTCGACGCGTTTTATCAGATCGTACAGTCTGACGACGAACTAAACAAAATGACAAAGAAACGCCGTTCGGATATTTACATCAAGGACTTTAACACGTCCGTGAAAAAAATCGCGTTCAATTCCAAAAAGTCCGACGGATTCAACGTCTATTTCTGTTTGAATGACGAGATCGAAGCGTGGCGCGGGGATTCAGGACTAAAGCAGTACGAAGTTATTTCGTCGGCGACTGGCAGCAGGGCGCAGCCGCTTATCATGTCAACCGGGACGGCGGGGTATGAGAACGAAGGAATTTATGACGAACTGATCCGCCGGGCGACGGCGTTTCTGAAAGGACGGTCGATCGGGAAAGAAAAGGAACGCCGCCTGTTGCCGTTCCTTTTCATCATTGACGACGTGGAGAAATGGGACACGCGGGAGGAAATCGAAAAATCGAATCCGAATCTGGACGTGTCCGTCCTATGGCAATATTACGAAGAACAGATTGCGATTGCACATTCGAGCCTATCAAAAAAAGCGGAATTCCTGACAAAGTTCTGTAACATAAAACAGAATTCGGCGATCGCATGGTTAGATATGCAGGATGTAGAAAAGGCGGCAAGGAAAGACGAAGCGGGAATCGCGGTTCACTTGACACTTGACGACTTCCGGGGATGTTACTGCGTCGGCGGGATTGACTTATCCAGGACAACAGATTTGACGGCGGCGGGCGTCGCCATAGAGCGCGGCGGCGTGAATTATTGTCTGGTACAGTTTTTTATGCCACAAAAGCGTTATGAGGTCGCGATCGACGAAGAGGGCGTCGCCTATAATATTTTCCGGGAACAAGGATTCCTGACAATCAGCGGGGAAAATACAGTCGATTATCACGACGTTTTCAAGTGGTTTTTCGATCTGGTAAAGGTTTATAAAATAAAGCCGCTGAAAGTAGGCTATGACAGATATTCGGCGCAGTATCTGGTTCAGGAAATGAAAGACGCCGGGTTCCATATGGACGACGTGTATCAGGGAACAAACCTGACGCCGATCCTGATAGAGTTCGAGGGGAATTTGAAGGACGGGCGGATCGTAACCGGGGACAATGGATTGCTGCAGTCGCACCTGTTAAACGTCGCCGTCGATATCAACATGAATGATTCCAGAATGAAGCCTGTTAAGATTGACAGGCGGTCACACATAGACGGAGCGGTCGCACTGTTCGACGCCTTCACGGTCAAAATGAAATATCATAACGAGATAGGGCGGCTTCTGGAAAACAGGGGAAAATGATCCCGGCAGCAGGGCGAATAAATTTCGTCATTCTGTCGGGGTTTCGTTTTGTATGATACTGCATGATAGGACGAACAGACGCAAAGGAAGGAGGCGGAAAACGTGGGACTGATACGGGATTTATTAAACTTGCGCCGGGCAAAATTCGCGCCGTTTTTCGCCATTCGGGGAGATTATCAGGCAAACGGGAATCTGGCGGATTCTGATATCGTCGGGGCGATCGCAAACGTGATCGCGTCGAATGTCGGGAAATTGCAGCCGCAGATCGTCAGGCGGACGGATGCCGGACTGTCGGTCAGAAATGATTATCTGTCCCGGATCCTGTCGCTTCGTTGGTCGCCGGAAACGGACACATATTCCGCACTCTACAAAATGGCGTCGGATCTGGTGTATCATTCCAACGCATACGCAGTTATTTTCTATACGCCGGATTTTATGCGGGTTCAATCGATCGTCCCGATCACGGCGTCAAATGTGAGGATATGGGAGGATGAAAACGGCGTCCTTTTATTCCGGTTCCGGTGGGATTATGACAAAAAAGATTATACGTTGCCATACCAGAACGTAATTCACATAAAAAGCCGCTTCGACAAGAAGCGATTTATGGGATCCGCCCCGGACGGGCAGTTAAAAAATACGCTTGAACTGATAGACACGACGGGGGAAGCGTTGCGGGCGGCGGTCAGGAATTCCGCAAACTTAAAAGGCTATCTGCAATATAACAATTTCATTGATGACGAGGAACTGAAAAAGAAAGTAAAAGAGTTTCAAGACGCCTATATGTCGGCGTCGAACGACGGCGGGATCGCGGGACTGGATAATTCAATGTCGTTCCATGAGGTAAAGCAGACGCCGCCGAATATACCCGTGATCCAGTCACAGTATTTAAGGGATAACGTGTATCGGTATTACAACATGAACGAAAAGATCCTGACGTCATCGTTTACCGAAGCGGAATGGAATTCGTTTTATGAAAATGTCATCGAACCGATATCGATCCAGTTATCGCTTGAATTCACGTTCAAATTATTGTCGGAGCGGGAACGGGGGTTCGGAAACAAAGTCATATTCACAGCAAACCGCCTGCAATACGCAACACTTCAAACACGGATGACAATCGGCGGCGCATTGTATGACCGGGGGATCATCACAATAAACGAACTGCGGGAACTTATGTATTATGAGCCGATCGAGGGCGGCGACGTGCGGATGATTAGTCTGAATTATGTCAATACGGACGATCAATCGCTTTATCAGGTGGGAAAAGACGACGGCGGAGGTCAGGAGCCGGAACCGGAGGGAATACCGGAAAACGAGGTCAGGCGGGCAGCAGTCTATTTCCTGAAAACAGAGAAAAAAGGGGGCGTAAACAATGCCGAAAGCGAAAATATTTAACTGTTTCGAGGTAAGGAACGAAACGCCGACGTCGGCGGATCTGTATTTTTACGGCGATATCGTGTCCGACTGGTGGGGCGCATGGCAGGAAGAAGATCAATACCCGGAAGCAATCAAGAATTTTCTTTCAGGGCAGCAGGGAAAAAGCCTGAATATTTACATCAATTCCGGCGGCGGATCCGTGTTTGCCGGACTTGCAATCTATAACATGATCCGGCGTTTCGCGGAAACGAACGCCGTTCAAGTGTTTGTTGACGGACTGGCGGGATCGATTGCGTCCGTGATCGCGTTCGCCGGGAGTATGCCGCCGAAAATACCGTCAAACGCGTTCCTGATGATTCATAATCCGTTCGCACTGGTAGAGGGGAACGCGGCGGATCTGCGGAAAATGGCGGACGATCTGGACGTCATAACGGGCGGGATCCTGAATGTGTATATGGAACACGTCAGGGAGGGCGTAACAGAGGATCAGATCCGGGGACTTATGGACGCGGAAACATGGCTGAACGGTCAGGACGCGGCGGAGTATTTCAACATCGAAACGACGGAGAGCGTCGCGGAAATTGCGGCGGCGTCCGGCGGGTATGTCGCAAGGGTTCACAATATGCCGAAGGATCTTGTCATCCAGAGGGCAGCAGGAGCGGCAAAAAACAAAACGTCTGATAATCAGGACGCGCGGGAAGCGGAACTGATTCAGAACAATAAAAAGCGCGATCAGATCGCGCGGATCATCATCAATAGTTTGTGAAAGGAGATCAAAAACCATGAAACACGAAGAACTTTTGAAACTCACGAAAGACCAGTTGAACGCGCGTCTGAAAGAGATCGGCGCGTCCGCAAAGACAGCGGAAGGGGAAGTCCTGGACGCCCTGTTGAACGAAGCGCAGGATATCCGGGACATTCTGGATCAGGCAAAGAAACGCGAACAGCTTCAGGGATTCGCGGACAGCGCGGACGATCCGCAGCCGGGACAGGGGGAAAAGGACGAAAAGGCAGACGGCACAGTCAAGGCATACGACAAGCGCGGAAAGGCGTTAAAAGACGGCGCGGGCGTCCAGTTTTCCGCCCGTATCGCGACGCCGAACGTCAAAGCGTCCCTGTCTGTTACACAGACCGCCCCGGTCGTACATACCGCGCCGGACTTAAACCAGACCGTGAACCCGGTTTCCGCCCTGATCGATATGGTCAAGGCAGTTCCGCTTCAGGGCGGCGAAACATACGAACGCGGGTTCGTAAAGGATTACGGAGCGGACGGAGCGGGAGCGACAGCAGAGGGGGCAGCATATAACGACGTGGAACCGTCCTTCGGTTATGTGACGATCGAGAAACAGAAAATCACGGCATACACGGAGGAACCGGAGGAAATGCAGAAACTTCCCAACGCCGACTATGATTCCGTGATTGAGGGATCTGTAAGCAAGGCGATCCGCCGTTATCTGTCAAGACAGATTTTGATCGGCGACGGTTCCACGTCCAAACTGAAGGGGATTTTCTACAATCCCACAAAGGCGGCGGAACGTGTCATCGATCCGGCAACGGACATTGACACGATCACGGCGATCGATGACGGCACACTGGACGAGATTATTTATTCATTCGGCGGCGACGAAGAAGTCGAGGGCGTGGCGACGCTGATCCTGAACAAACAGGACTTGAAAGCCTTTGCAAAACTGCGCGACAAGCAGGGGCGCAAGGTTTACACGATCATCAACAGGGGACAGACCGGGACGATCGACGGCGTTCCGTTCGTTATCAATTCCGCTTGCGCGGCGGTATCAAACAGCGAAACGGCAGCAGGGGCGTATGAAATGGCATACGGCTATTTACAGAACTATGAACTGGCGATTTTTTCCGATATCGACGTCCGCCGTTCTGATGACTACAAGTTTAAGAACGGACAGACCGCGTTCCGGGCGTCCATGTTTGCGGGCGGTTCCGTGGCGACGTGGAATGGATTTATCCGCGTAAAGAAAGCAGCGGCGAAAGCGTAAAGGCAGAAAGGCGGGGGAGTAAATGACGATCGAAGAATTATATCAGGCGGCGCGGATTCGCGTCAGGAAAGCCGTATCTGACGATCTGGACGCCGACGTCCGGCGCGTGGTAAATACGGCGATCGCAGACATGAAACGGATCCGGATTGATGACAGTTGGTTATCGAACCCTTCGGATCCGCTGATTGTCGAAACAATCCTGTCATATGTCAAGGCGAATTATTCCATAGACACGAACGCATATCCGATTTTATCGGGCATTTATGACATGAATATCACAAAATTAAAGGGCGACAGCAGATATTTTTCTGTCGCCCCGGAGCCTGAACAGGAGGAAGGGGGCGCACCTGATGATGGAATGTCAGATCACATTGATTCATCCGGGGGAGAAGCCGGAGGATGACGAAAAGACGGTCGTATTTGCGGAAATGAACCCGGTCGGGCGCGACGAATTCCAGTCGGCGGGCGTGAACGGGTACAAGGCGGAATGTCAGTTTGTAATATGGGCGGAGGAATACGACGAACAGCCGGAACTTCTGGCAGGAAATAAGCGTCTGACGATCTATCGGACATACGGCGCAAGACCGGACGGGAAGATCGAACTGTACGCAGCGGAACGGGTGGGGAATCATGGTCGTTAAGGTAAAGCCGGAACAACTGGACGAAGCAATCCGGGGACAGTTGGAAACGTATAGCGCGGAAATTACGAAAAACATAAACGAAAATCTGAAAGAGGTCACCGAAACGACGGCGGAAACGCTGAAAAAGGGCGGAGCCTATAAAGAGAGGACGGGAAAATATACTCCCGATTGGAGCGTAACGGCAAGGAAAGCCGTATCCACAACACAGGGCGAACAGTATTCCGTCCATAACAGAAAACATTATCAACTGACGCACCTTCTGGAAAAGGGACACGTCACAAGGAACGGCAAGCGGACGCGGGCGTTTGAACATATCCTTCCTGCAGAACAGGCAGCGGAGGAACTGGCGGTCGAAGCGGTCGAAAAAGCCGTCAGGAGCGCGAACGGGGGTATCTAATGGGCGTTACATATGAAAGAATCATCGAACGGGCGGTCGCGTTGGGACTTCCGGTCGCGGAATATGAGTTCCGGGACACGAAAAAGAATCCCGCGCCGGATCCGCCGTTCCTGATTCACTTTAGTTCGGAGGATCAGACCGGGACAGACGCGGGAAACAGGATCAGAAAGATAAACGGTTCGATCGAACTTTACACGGACAGGAAGCCGGATCACGATCTGGAACGACGTATCGAACGGGAAGTCCTGTTTGACATTGATTTTCACAAAACAACAGTCCCGATCCAGTCGGAAAATATGTATCAGACGGCGTATGATTTTGACGTCGTTCAAAAAATTCAGAAAAAGGAGTGAAGAAAGAAATGGAAGAAAAGAAAGCACCTGAAAGAATTATTTTAGGATCCGGATATATTCATCTGGCGACGTTCAAGAAAGGACAGACGATCCCGGAACCGCAGGACTTCTGCACCAAAGAGAACCGATATTCCTATATCAAAAACGGCGCGACGCTTGAATATACGAATGAGGTTCAGGAAGCGAAGGACGATATGGGAAAAGTGTCAAAGACGGTTATCACGTCCGAGGAAGTCACGTTAAAAGCGGGACTGATGACGCTGATCGGCGACACAATAGAAAAATTATGTGATACCGCCCGCGTTTCTGTATCGCAGGACGGAAAGTATCGCAAGACAAAGATCGGTGGCGTCGGGAACAGGAAGGGCGCGAAATACGTTATCTGTTTTCATCATGTGGATCCGGAGGACGGCGACATATGGGTTATGATTGTCGGTCAGAATCAGGCAGGGTTCACATTATCCTTTGCACCGTCCGACGCGACAGTCGTTGACGCGGAATTCAAGGCAATGCCGAATCTGGACGAGGAAGGAACGCTTGTTGATTACGTCGAAGAAATACTGACGGACGGCGATCCGGATCCGGAAACGTACAAGGTAGAACAGAATTTGACAAAGGTTTCTTCCACGTTTACGGGAACGTCGATCGGAGCGGGCGAAAAACTGACGGCGACACTGACAGCGGAAGCGGATCACACAATCCAGACGCCGACAGTCACAATGAACGGTCAGGACGTCACGGCGACGGCGTGTGACAGCACAGAAGGAACCGTTACGATCGAAAGCGTGACCGGGGACGTCATTATCACAGCGGCGGCGACGGCGAACGCGTAACAGGCAGCAGGACAAAAAGCGATCCGGCGGTCGGGACTAAAAAACGCCCGTCGCCGGATTATTTCATTCAGGAAAAGAAAGGGAAAGGATCAGATTATGGCAAACTTATCTTTTAATTTTAACAAAATCAAGCGGACATATTTCAACGTAACACTAAAGGACGGATCCGTCCTTCAGGTAAAAATGCCTACAAAGAACACATTCGGAAAGGTTCAGGCATTGAACAGGCTTCAGCAGGACGAAAACGCGGACGTCGGCGACGTGATCGACACTATGGCGGGCGTTATGGCGGACTGTCTGTCTAATAATTTGAACGGAATAAAAGTAAACGCGGAACAGATCGCGGATGATTACGACATAGAGGAAATGACGGCGTTTATCGCGGAATATTACGAAAAATTCGTCGGCGGGATCCAGAATAACCCAAATTAGAGATCCCGCACTATCCGGGGCATAGCGGCGACGACAAATTATTCTATACGCCGGACAGCGCGGGGGAAAGAATGGTCGTCGAATACACCGGATTAAACATCCGGGAGATCGGCGAAATGGATATCGACGAATATCTGTATTATTTCCGGGACGCCTTTATCCATAGCATGAACCAGACGGAGGAAGGGCGGAAATATTTAGAAAACGCCTATTATTACAAGCAAACAAAGCCGGATCGGGCGCGTCTGCGGGAGAAATTCGGCAAGAAATAGAACAGGGGCGATAATATGGCAGCAGGGGCGAATATAAAAGGGATCACAATAGAGATCGGCGGCGAAACGACGAAACTTGACAAAGCATTGTCAGGAGTGGAACGGACTTCAAAAACGCTTCAGAATCAGTTAAAAGCCGTTAATCAGGCACTTAAACTAGATCCTAAAAATGTAGATTTATTGAAAGAAAAACAGGAAATACTTTCAAAGTCAATCGAAGCGACAAAGGAAAAGTTGCAGACGCTGAAAACGGCACAGGAACAGGCGGCTGCGGCTTTTGCGCGCGGAGAAATAGACGAAAACCAGTATCGCGCCCTGCAGACCGAAATAACGAAAACGGAAACAGAACTGAAAAGATTAGAGGATGAAGCGAAAAACTTAAACCCGACGCTTCAATCTATCGGGCAAACAGTTCAGGACGTCGGGGACAAGTTTTCAAAAGCGGGGGAAAAGATAACAAAAGTCGGGGACGGTATGCAGTCGGCGGGAAAGGCTTTAACGCCCGTTTCAACGGCGATAACTGGCATAGGAACGGCGTCAGTAGCGGCAGCAATAAGTTTTGAGGACGCAATCGCGAAACTGTCTACAATCGCCGACACGTCAGAGGAAACAGGCGTCCCACTTCAGGAATTGCAGAATCAGATCATGGAGTTGTCAGATCAGACAGGGATTTCTGCGTCTGAAATTGCTAATAATGTTTACGACGCGATTTCAGCGGGACAAAAAACCGGGGACGCCGTTAATTTCGTTTCAAACGCAACAAAATTAGCGAAAGCAGGATTCACGGATTCCGGGGCGGCGTTGGATATCCTGACAACAGCAATGAACGCTTACGAACTGGAAGCGGATCAGGTAGGGCATGTTTCCGACGTTCTGATAAATACACAGAATTTAGGAAAAACGACGGTCGATCAGTTAGCGGCTTCAATGGGTAAAGTTATCCCAACAGCAAAGGCGAACGGCGTTTCAATCGAAAATCTGGCGGGAATGTACGCCGTTATGACGTCAAACGGCATAGCGACGGCGGAATCAACAACATATATGAATTCCATGTTGAATGAATTAGGGAAACAGGGAACCGCCGCCGCTAAAGCGTTCGCAGCAGGGACGGAACATATCAAGGAAGGCGGCTTGACTATGGCGGAAGCTATGGAACAAGGTTGGAGCCTGACGGACGTTCTGTCAATTCTGGATGAACAGGCGTATGAATCGGGGACAACAATCGGGAATATGTTCGGATCCGCTGAAGCAGGGAAAGCCGCAACTGTTCTATGGGACAATGCAACAAAATTAAATGACGCCGTGGAACAAATGGGAAATTCCGCAGGAGCGACGGACGAAGCATTCGCAAAACTTGACACGACGTCGAATCAGGCGAAAATCGCGTTAAATGAGGTAAAGAACGCCGGGATCGATTTAGGGCAGACAATCCTTCAAATGGTTATGCCATATTTTCAGCAGTTCACGCAGAAAATAAAGGACGCGACGACGTGGTTTAAGAACCTGGACGATTCACAGAAACAAATGATCGTCAGGATCGCGGCGATTGTGGCAGCAGTCGCCCCCGCGCTTTTAATCGGCGGGAAAATAATTTCAGGCGTCGGGAAACTGACGTCAGGGATCGGCGGGATGATAACAAAAGTAGGCGGTCTGATCTCCAAAATGGGCGGACTGTCAGGCGCATTGTCTGCGCTTGCGTCCCCGGTCGGGATCGTGGTCGCGGCGATCGCGGCACTGGCGGCGGGGTTCGTGTATCTGTATAAAACAAACGATGAATTCCGGGAAAAGGTAAACGCCGCCGTCGAAAAAGTCAAAAAAGCGTTTCAGGATATGGTCGTCAAGATAAAGCCGCTTCTGGAAAAATTAAAAGAAGCGTTTCAAAAACTGATGACCGCCCTGCAGCCGATATTTGAATTTATCTTGACATATATCGGGGCGATCGTGAACGGAATCATAAACGCCGCCGCCCCGATCATTTCGGCGATAACAAATGTCGTAGATTTTGTAACGAATATCATTTCGGCAGTATTCGCGTTACTGTCCGGCGATTTCGACGGATTTTTTAGTTACATAGGATCCGCGCTTCAAAACGTGGTCGATTTCGTGAAAAATATCCTGACGGCGTGGGTTAATTTTATAGTCGGATTTTTCGAGGGGTTCGGCGTCGATATCAAGAAAATTTTTTCGGATATCTGGAACGGGATCGTTTCAATTTTTCAGGGCGTCGGACAATGGTTTTCCGACAGGTTCACGGAAGCATACACGAACGTCACGAACGTATTTAAGGGAATCGGACAGTGGTTCGGGGCGCGTTGGACGGATATCAAGAACGCACTGGCAGCAGTCGCGACATGGTTTCAGACAATGTTCCAAAATGCGTACACGAACGTCACGAACGCATTTAAGGCGATCGGACAGTGGTTTTCCGCCCGGTGGACGGATATCAAGAACGTATTTTCAAACGTGGCGGAATGGTTCAGACAGAAGTTTCGGGCGGCATATGACAGCGTGACGGGGATATTTAAGAATATCGGTTCATGGTTCCAGACAAACGTAATTGACAAGATCAAGGGCGTTTTCGACGGGTTCAGTCTGGCGGACGCGGGTTCCCGGATAATGAATTCGTTTGTAAATGCGATAAAGTCGATCCATATCCCGAAGTTATCGGTATCATGGGGAGAAACGGAAAAGACGATCGCGGGCGTGACGATCAAGGTTCCGGTTCCGTCGATTTCATGGAACGCGATCGGCGGCATTATGAAAAATCCGACTATTTTCGGAATGTTGGGCGGAAAATTGCAAGGCGGAGGGGAAGCCGGGGACGAAGCGATCCTGCCGCTTGACATATTCTATAAACGGACGGAAGGGTATATCGACGACGCTATCGCAAGGGCGACGGCAGCAGTCCAGAGCAAAGACACAGGGAAACGCGGCGGCGACTACATCCAGAATATAAAGATCGAAAGTCCGAAGCCGTTATCGGCGTATGAGGTCGCGCGGCAGACGCGGAACCAGACGCGGAACATGGTTCTTCGATTGCAGGGGGGACAATGATATGTCAAAGAAAATTATCTGTAAAAATGAGGATGACGTTCAGATCGAATTCAGTTATGAGGACGACGCCGAATTTTTCCTGATATCATGCGACGGGATCTATTCAGTATCAAACAACGTCGTGACGTCTGAAAACACAATGACGGACGGTTCTACATATCAGGGATCCACAACGAAACAAAGGAATATTGTCATTACGGCGGAGTTTGATTCTGACTATCAGTCCCGCCGGGATTTCCTTTATAAGTCATTCAAACCGAAGTCGCCGGGGACATTCTACTATGAGGAAAACGACGAACAGCGGCAGATTGATTATATCGTTGAAAATATAGACATAGACGAAAAGGGCGTATGCAGGAACGCGGTTATTTCGCTAATATGCCCGGATCCGTTTTTCAAGGATCCGGCGGACACAACGGTCACTATGGCAGGGTGGGAGCCGCGTTTTGAGTTCGTTCACGAATTCACGGACGAACTGGAGGAATTCGGCGTCCGCGTCGCGGAACTTGTAAAAAACATTGAAAATGATTCTGCGGCGGACTATATCGGGATCGAAGTCATCATGGAAGCGATAGGAGCGGTCAGGAATCCGGCGTTGTATCACTCACAGCAGAATATCCATATTAAGATCGGGACGCCGGAATTTCCGTTTGACATGGAGCCGGGCGACGTCGTGAGGATAACGACGGGGACGAACGAAAAAAATATTTATCTGATAAAGGACGGAGAAACACAAAAAATAAACGAATATCTGGACGAAGAAAGCGAATTCATCCAGTTAGTACACGGATCAAATACATTTATCTATGACGCGGATCAAGGCGTCGATTACCTGAACGTTACTATTATGTATCGGTTCCGGTATTTAGGAGTATAGGAGCGTGGAGGAATGGAAGTCAGGATTTACGGGCGGGATTTATTCAGGCGCGGGCAGATTGAAAACCAGACGTCGCTAATATGGACGCGGAAATTTTACGAACCGGGGACGTTTGAACTTCACGCCCCGATTACGGACGAAAATCTGTCTTTATTGCAGGAGGGAAACATCATCGGAAAAAAAGGATCCGCCGAAGCCGGGATTATTGAGGATATCGAAAAAGAAGAAAGCGATATCAAAAACGAGATCACGGTAAAGGGACGGTTTTTGTCGTCATACATGGATAGACGCCTGATTAAAAGGACAGTCAATTTTTCAGGGAAAACAGAAGCCGCAATGCGTAAGTTATATTCCGGTTGCGTTCCGATCCCGCTTGTGGAGTTGGGAAGCCTGAACGGGTTCCCGGAAACGGTGGAATTTCAGGTCACAATGAAAAATCTATTGACGTATGAAAGTAAATTATCAAGGGCGGGCGCGATCGGGTTCCGGTTCCGCCCGGATTTTCAGCGGCGGAAGATTATATTTGAAACATATCAGGGAAAAGACCGGACGTTCAATCAACACACAAATAACCGCGTCGTGTTCTCTGAAAATTATAATAACCTGAATAATGCGATCTATCGCCGGAACAGTCAGAACTTGAAAACATTCGCCATTGTTGGAGGTCAGGGAGAGGGCGACGCCCGGACATATTACGAATTAGGAGGGGGCGAAGGCTACGATTTACGGGAAGTTTTCGTTGACGCAAAGGACATAAACCAGGACGGACTGACGGCGGCACAATATAAGGCGGCATTATTACAGAGGGCGCAGGAAGCATTGAACGAAGCGATCGTATCGGAAACACTGGAATGTGAAACGGACGCGGCGATCAATTTTGTTTATAAAGAAGATTATGATCTAGGGGATATTGTGACGGTCAGGAAGAAAAAATGGAATCTTTACATGAACCAGAGGATCACGGAATTGTCAGAAGTCTATGAATACGGCGGAATGATCGTCGTCCCTACATTCGGGGATCCGCTTCCTGAAAAAATAAAGTGGGACGAATAAAAGCGCAGAAAGGAGCGGCAACAATGGCAAAAGAAAGAAGTTACGATTATTTTTGGAATTCGGATTCCGATCGGTACTATGACGCGGATTCAATGGGGGACTGGCTTAGACCGTTCTTCCGAAACGGCATTTTTAACGGTCAAATGCAAGTCACGGCAAACGATAATATGTCCGTAACGGTCGCGGCGGGATATGGCTATATAAACGGGAAACACAGGCATTTCCTGACGCCGACAACGCTTGATCTGGAAATAGCGTCCGGGACGCTTGACAGGATAGACAGCGTGATTCTGCGGCGGAATGATACGGAACGCCGGATCCATTTAGTGATCGAAAAGGGAGGGAACGCAAAGTCCCCGGTCGCCCCTGCGCTGACAAGGGAAGGGGCGGTTTATGATCTGAAACTGGCGGATATATATATCGCCGCCGGAACCGTAAAGATCACACAGGCAGAGATCACAGACACACGCATGAACGCCGCCGTCTGCGGGTGGGTGGCGGCGACAGTGAAAGAAATAGACTTCACACAGATTCAGGCGCAATTTGACGCCTATTTCACGGCGTACAAGAAAAATATTTCGGATCAGTATCAGGATTATATCGCCGCAATCCAGTCATTCAAGGATCAGGCGCAGGAACAGTACGATCTAATGGTTCAGGCGTTCAATACATACGCGGAACAGCAGAAGGAATTATATGAGGACTGGATCGCGGAACAGGAATCAGGGTTCGAGGAATGGAGCAGCGGGCAGCAGTCCGCCTTTGCACAGTGGCGGCAGAATCAGGAACAGGCGTTCAATAACTGGTATCTGAATAATACGGGGAAATGGACGAATGATTTTCTGAACTGGTTCGACGGGATCAAGGGCATTTTCGGGACGGATCCGGCGGGGGCGTTACAGAATGAGATCGAAACACTTCAAAACATCATATATTCGGGAGAAGTCCCGGCGGATCTGGTAACAGCAGACGGCGACGAACTGGTAACAACGGACGGCGATCAGTTGATCGCGTTCTGGACGCTGAAAACGTCCGAAACGTGTCACTGTTAGCATAAAAAGAAAAAGGAAGGAGTTAAAAACATGGCACAAAGAAAATTTTCTGATCTGACAGTGGCGGCGCAGATAAACAAAAGCGACGTTTTCGCACTGGAACAGGTAGACGGGACGAAACAGGCGTTATTTGAAAAAATATGCGCGGCAATACTCACGCCGGAGATCGTCGAACAGACAGAGGAATTCCCGACAATTTCGCCGGATGATACAATTCCGGTTATCGCGGGAAAAATCAACAAGTGGCAGCAGGACGCATTGAAAAAGATCGAGGAATCGAAGCAGTCGAACATGATTCAGGAATTCCCGACGGAAGAATTCGATCCGGAGAACCCGGAGGACGAAACGACAAAGCAGCTTCACGACGAAATTATTTCCGCCCTGCTTGCCTACACGATGAACGAAAAGATCCTGAAAGTGGTTTCGGATCATGGGGTTCTGGCGGCGGATTACGCAATCCAGAAGCGCGAACAAATGGCTTCATACGGGTATTTCGGCGTGGAATGGAATATCGACGATCTGATGACACTTGTTAAGGCGGGATCGTGGGACAAATTCGCGATCGGGGATTATTTCATTGAAACGAACACGACGGGCGAAAAAATTCTTTTTGAGGTCACGGGAAAGAATTCATATTTGCATTGCGGGGACACGGAATTGAACAAGCCGCATATTGTAGTTTCCCCCCGCGACTGTTTACAGACATATTATAAATACAATTCATCCAACACGAACGCCGGGGGATATGCGGCGTCGCTCATGCCCGCGAATCTGGAAACGGAAGCGAAAAAGTTCACGACAAAACTTCAGGGGTATATGACAACGATCCGGCGTCTGGAAAATAACAAGGGTACATGGGCGTGGGCGTCACGTCGGATTTTCCTTCCGGGGAATCCTGAACTTGTCGGGTTCCACGGCTTCGCGGATATGTGGGACGGCGGCGCGTTCAATCAGTTACCGCTTTTTGTCGGAGGAAACGCGCATTTACTGAAAGGGGCAGGATTTAACAAGAGTAAAGCCGCCCGGATGTGGTACTGGACTGCCGATCCGTCCGCCGCGTACACGACGTACTTTTGCCATTTCGCCGACAGCGGCGCCAGCTCCTACCTCTACGCGTCGGCGGACGGCGGCGTCGCCCCGCTTATCGTTCTGTCATAGACAGATAATCAGGCAATCGCGCCGCCCGACAGCGGCGGCGCATACTACCGGGGACAAAACACTAAAACAGAAAAGAGGTTCAGAAAATGGCAGTCCCGACATGGAAACAAACGGCGTCAAAACTGGACGCGTTCGCGGAAGCGGTAAAGTTACGGCATATCATAACGCAAATGATAATGAGGAATTTTGGACTGAAGCGCGAAAAGTACGACGCGATCGTCGGGCGGCAAGTCCGGGAGAAATACCCGGAACTGAAAAGCCTGATCGCAAAGATCGACGCCTATCAAAACGAGGTAGAAAAGGCGCGGCTTCTGACGGAATATCCCGAATGGATAATCGAAAAGGTCAGGGACAATTTGTTTCGCTATTCTTCGGATCTGGTTTCCAACATTGCGGCAGCAAACGAGATCTTATGTCGGACACAGAACGAATTCGTAAAACGGATTTTGTTAGAGGATGACGCGATCGGCGATATCGCGCGGATCCGGCAGGAAGTTCTTTTCATTGAAGAATTTTTCAATATAGACTTGTCGCGTTATATGGAGTATTCCGAACAGTTGGAACTAACAAAGAATTATTTGTATAGGTGGAAAAAGTCAACGGTCAGGGATTACGACGAATTCCTTCATCCAGAGAAAAAGGCGTCGCGTCTGGAAAAGGAAAAGGCAAGGAAAAGCCGTAAACAAAAGAAACAATAATATTTTCGGTTATGCGTTGCACAGCCGCCCGGATGTGGTACTGGACTGCCGATCCGTCCGCCGCGAACACGACGAACTTTTGCAATTTCAACAACAACGGCAACAGCAACAACAACAACGCGTCGGCGGACGGCGGCGTCGCCCCGATATCGTCAGCATGGCGGGCATGATTAAAAAGGGATCCGCCTGACGCAGAACGATAGGAACGCATGACCGCAGCGGGGAACCGCTGAAATTTATCGCCTGACGTCCGGGAGTGCTTCAAAGATTCACACTTCGTCGGACTGTAAGCGGGCGTTTTATGAGGATATATGAAAAATTTACCAACATATAAAGATTTATGTGATCCGAACGCGCTAATGGACGCTGCAAAGAAATGTATGCAGGGCGTTATGTGGAAATATTCGACACAAGCCTATTATCTGGATAGGATAGAGCGGATCCGGATCACGAAGGAAAGACTGGAAAGCCGGGACAGAATGTCGGACGGTTTCGTCCAGTTCACAGTATGCGAACGCGGGAAACGGCGGGATATCCGGTCGATCCATATAAACGAACGCGTCGTCCACAGGGCGGAAAACGATCTGATTCTGGTTCCGGTACTACGCCCGAAACTGATTTATGACAACGCCGCGTCACTGAAAGACAGGGGAACGCATTTCGCCCTGAAACGCTTAAAAGTCCATTTATGGAAATATTATCGGGAACACGGATCAAACGAAGGTTATATACTTATGGGCGATCTACATTCTTATTTTGATTCCGTCGATCACGACGTCGTATTCCGGGAGTATTCAAGGATATTCGGCTATGATCCTGATATCGTGAATTTGACAATGGACTTTATCGACGCCTTCGGCGTCAAGTCGTTAGGATTAGGATCACAGGTTTCACAAATGACCGCCGTGTTTTATCCGAACCGGATAGATCACTATATCAAGGAACAGTTAAAGATCAAAGGTTACGGGCGTTATATGGATGACTTTTATCTGATACACGAAAGCCGGGAATATCTGGTTGAATGTCTGGAACGGATCCGGCGGATGTATGCGGATATCGGGATCGAGTTAAACGAGAAAAAGACGCGGATCGTCAAATTGTCGGACGAATTCAAGTTCCTAAAAGCAAAAACACATATGACGGGAACCGGGCGCGTTGTCATGCGTCCAGATCGCGGGACAATCACACGGGAACGGCGAAAATTAAAAGCGTTGCGCCGGAAACTGGACGCCGGGGAAATCGTATTCGCGGACGTCCGACAGGCTTATAATTCATGGAAAGGACACATAAAACATTTTGATTCATACCGCACAATGCGGAATATGGATAAATTATTTCACGAACTGTTTTCGGAGGAAATCAGAAAAGAAAGGAGCGGCAGCAATGGCAGCAAGAAAAGCAAAAACTACCGGGGAGAATTCAAACAATACGACTTTCCCGAACGTATCGATCCGGCTGAAAGACGGCACAGAATTGAACGGGGTTCTGAACGGGACGACATACGAAAGCGGGGATCCGGTTCCTGACGGGACATTCACGGACGAAAATCTGTCAGAGGTTACGATCAACGGGACGACATATCACGACATGAAGTTGATTTGTTCATACCCGTGGGACGAGGGAACCCGGTTCGCGTTCCGGGAAATGACGCCACAGGAAATTGAAAACCGGAATTTGAGATCACAGCTTCAGGCGGCGGAACAGTCCGTCGCGGAACTGACGATCATTGTTTCAGGTCTTATGATGTAAGGGAGGGCGCGGGAAATGACATTCAACAAAGAAAGCGGACTTGTTAAATTATGGGTTAAAATGGTTCAGGACGGAACATACACGCGGGATCAGGTTCCGAAAATGTTCAATCTGCAGGAAGTTGTGGCGGACGTCCTGGACGAACAGGCGGCGGAGGACGTCGCGTAAATTTGCCGGAAGCGGATCCGGCTTCCGGATCTTTTCCTGAATATCCCCGGCGGGGTGGCTAATTTAGTCACTTCGTCGGGGTTTTGTTTTGTATCATGGGCGCATGAAAGGAAATCCGCGAAAGAAAGGAGGTCGGACACATGGATCAGGATTATATCACACGCCGGGAACATGAGGAATTCGCCCGGCGCATGGATTCAGAAAATGAGCGGATAAAGGACGAAAACGCCCGGCAGAATAAGCGGATCGCGATCGTTGAAGAATCGGTAAGCGAATTTAATAAATTGGCTTTACAGATAGAGAAGATCGCTCTTTCTATTCAACAAATGACGGAAGAAATTTCAAAGCAGGGCGAACGTCTGGAAAACATCGAATCAAAGCCGGGGAAAAGGTGGGAAACACTGGTAGGCGGCGTTTTGGGCGCGGTAGCCGGGGCAATCGGAACAGCAATCGCGGCAGGATTTTTTCATTAAAGAACAGGAGGACAGAAAAAATGAAGGAAATCAACTGGAAAAGGAAACTGACAAGCAGGAAATTATGGACGGCGGTAGGATCGTTCGTGTCTATGATGATTTTAGCGACGGGCGGGACGGAAAACACGGCTACACAGGTAACGGCGCTTATCATGGCGGGTGCGTCTGTCGTGGCGTACATCATCGGCGAAGGACTGACGGATTCCGCGAACGTGGAAACGACGGTCGAGATCACAGAGAACGACGGAAAGGAAGCGTAACGCATGGCGGCAACACGGGAACAACAGGCGGCGTTCATCGAAAAGATCGCGCCGCTGATTGTAAAATATGCGGCGGAACGCGGATATAAAAATGTTTCCGCCGCAATCGCGCAGGCGTGTCTGGAATCGGGTTATGGATTGTCCCGACTTGCGTGGCAGTATCATAATTATTTCGGCTTGAAATGCGGGAAATCATGGACGGGCGCGTTTGCGAATATGCGGACAAATGAAGAATATACGCCCGGAATCCTGACGCAGATAGCCGACAATTTCCGGGCGTATGATGACATAGAATCAGGCGTCCGGGGATATTATGATTTTCTGGAATATCCGCGTTATAAGGCGGCAAGGCAGCAGGACACGCCGGAAGAATACCTGAAAGAACTGAAAGCGGCGTCTTATGCCACTTCGTCCGGGTATGTAGAAAATAATATGAATGTTGTACGGGCGCATAACCTGACAGAATGGGACGAACGCCTGAAAAAGAATCAGGAGGGAAACGAGACAATGTATAGCAGACAAAGCGTCGTTAATCTGGTTAATAGTTGGGTAGGGAAAAAGGAATCGGACGGATCCCACAAGTCGATCATAGACATATACAACACGCTTCCGGCAGACAAACTTCCGCGCAAAACTAAAATGATGTACGGGTGGGCGTGGTGTGCGTGTACTTGGTCGGCGTTGGCGGTCAAATTGAATTACCTTGCAATCATGCCGATCGAAATCAGTTGTTATTATCTGATCGAAGCGGCTAAAAAAATGGGCGTATGGCAGGAAAACGACGACTATATCACGGAGCCGGGCGACGCTATTCTTTATGACTGGCAGGACAGCGGAACCGGAGATAATACCGGGAACCCGGATCACGTCGGGACTGTTACATATGTGAACCGGGATTCCGGTTATATGGTCGTAACCGAAGGGAATTATGGGAACGCCGTTAAAAAGCGTACAATTTCCCTGAACGGTCGATATATACGCGGGTTTATCACGCCGAAGTATGACGACGGCGCGGTCGCGGAGCCTGAAAGGACAGGCGGGAAAAGCGTTTCGGAAATCGCGCACGAAGCGATCGCCGGACAGTGGGGAAACGGAGCGGAGCGGAAGCGGAACATGGAAGCGGCGGGGTATGATTATGACGTCGTTCAGGCGGAGATCAACCGCATTGTGAACGGCGGAGCGGCGAAAGCCGACAATGATAATTCCGTCGATCAGACGCAGCCGATCGCCCGGAAAGTAATATCCAGTTGTTACGCGTCACACGCGGACAAGGCGATCGCCGGAACATACATCACGACGGCGGATCTGTACTGCAGGAATGACGCCGGGAAAAATAAAAAGGCGTTGTGCCTGATTCCGAAAGGGACAGAGGTTCAGTGTTACGGATATTACAGTGTGTACGGCGGCGTGAAATGGCTTTACATTCAGTTCACAATGGACGGCACACAATACACGGGATTTTCAAGCGGCGAATTTCTGAAAAAAACATCCTGA